CCCCCAGAGAAAAAGTCCCGAGCTTCCATCGCCGGTATAACTAACTGCACCGCTTGCATCGAGCATGTTAATTTGGCAGTATGCATTGGTTCCAGTTCCCGTTGCCGTGACTGTCACTGAACACTTAAACCAACCCGTAGAACCGATAGCTGTAATACTGTGACTGTCTGCGGACCCAGCGGAAAGCGTGCTGGTGGCTGCTGTTAAATCGAAAGTGACCGTTGCGATCGCTGACGTTGCTGCGGCGACTATCTGAAACTTGGTCCTCCCGTTCGCTTTTGCGTAAGTTGTGAACGAATAACTACTACCGCTGGTCGAGGGGAAATAGTCAAAAACTGCATGCATACTGGCGGATGAATTCTCTATCAACGCTGTCGCTGTGCTGGTTCCGTCCGGGGCAGCGTTGTTTGCGCTTGGGGTCGTTGCTCCGGATTTTGTCCATGCGCTTTGCGACAAGTCGTTGGAATACGGGAGCAGATTCTCTGAACTCAGATGCTTCTCATTGGACCAATAATGCACAGCACTTGGCGCCGCATATGTGGGCGGCGTGTCTGTCCTCGAAAACGAAATACGACTGTCGAGCTTGCCCGAATTAGCAAAGTCTAGGTTGAGGCTGGCCCGCTGTTGTGGATAGGAATTTGAAATCGACATAATTTTTAAGAGACAATTTTAAGAGTGCCAGAGTCATTCCAGACGCTGCCGCTTTCTGACGGTGCGGAGGTTGGGAGGTTCGTTAGTTTTAGCGTTGCCAGTGAAGTTCCCTCGGAACTTTGAAATGCGAGGTCGCCCAAGAATCCGCAGAGTGGAATGTCTTGTGGTTGCGTGCCGATATTTCCTATCTCCAGATTTATCTGGGCTTGCGAAAGAGTCGTAGCCCCGGTTCCACCCTCACCGATTTGCTTCGTGCCGTCTGTAACTTTTACATAACTGCTGCCATCATAAACAGCTTGGTCGCCTACAGCGTATGAGCCGAACGCGGTCTGGATGACGTAAAAGTCGCCTTGCGTTGTGCTCGTTAAATCCCCGGATGAGTTTGCGACACCAACGAAATTAAGTCCTTGAGAAAGTGTGTCTGGAACTTGACTTGGATCGAGTTTGTTATCGGATGCGAGTGTCGCAACTTTGTATGTGCTCGGTGCCGCTACATAATCACCAGCAACTTCGGATTTAAGTTCCGAGTATGAAATGCGGCGAGTCCCGGCGCTTGAGCTGTCGATGATTAACTCATCAGCATCCGCCAGTGTGTTCGCGTTGGGAAGATCTTTAACTCTTACGTTAGCCATGGTCTTTTATAATTAAGTTTGATCCATCAGTCAGATTGTGACCGGTGTCGGTAATAATGAAATCATGCTCGTGCAAAGTCGCGTGCGACCGGAGCATAAAAAACAGCATGAACCACTTTCTCATTACTCGTGATAAAGGATTGCCGTCCCACTACTCAGCGTGACTGATGTTGCATCGATCCGGATTAAATCTCCGGCTTGAATGTTGACGCTTCCGGGGAACCCGGTCAGTGCTCCGGTGTATGCGCTGACAGTGATATCGCTGACAGCTTTAATGTAGTTTATGTTCCCGGTGTGAGCAGATGTGTCTGCTACCCACTCGCCGCGACCGTTCATGAAATCTCTCATAATTCCCAGACTCGCTTTACTTGTTGTTTAGAAAATTTACTGTTCCAACCTCTGTTCTCCAGCCGGTTATAACCTCGCCGCATTTGTTCTTTTTGGTCGGGCAATTGCGCTCCGGTATGCATGCGAAAACCCTCTGGCTCGGTGATACGTTTCCATGTGGTTCCACGGTCGATAAAAGTCTTGTGCCTATAGGTTTGTTTGCTTCGGCCCGGACCCCGGATTCGTTTTCAAATGTGTAGGTTGGCATTATTAACGAGGGGAGGTTTCCCTCCCCTCAGTGCGTATGATTACAGTTGCGCTCCTTCGAGCATTGCGAGCATCCCCTCCCGATCCGAAGTCGGCTCAGAAGGTTCGTCACCGGCAAGGTCCACTCCGTTTGCCGTGTTTGCGTAAACGGAAACCCCTCCCTCACCTATGGACTCCACCGTGCCTTCAATAGTTACGGAGACAGTGTCCCCGGATTGAGGCATGACTTGTTCTTCACCATCCATCATGGCGACCGACTCGGTTGGTATGGTTATGCTAAATGGCATAATGATTAAGCACTATATCCGGTCTTGGAGTAGACACGAGCGACATGCTTAGGTTGAATTGTTTTTGCTGCGAAAAACGATTTGAAACCGACAAGAATCTTCTGATTCAAAGGATCACCTTTGTCAGCGCCATTGACGATGTAGACCTTCGGACTGTATGTGCTCTGGCTGGAGAGTTCTGGAACTCCGTAGGCTTGAGCCCCGATAACAACTGACCCGTAAGTGTCACCACCAGCGGCATAGGTGTATTGAGAAGCTGAGTCATTCGCAATGAATGGCTCGGTTGTTTCAATAAATCTTACACCGTGCATGCGACCGATCTCACCACGCAATCGAGCTTGTGGCTCGGCGTAATGATGAGCTTCTTGCCACTCCGAATCAGCCAGCAAATCACGTGCTTGCTGAGGACCAACAACAGCAATAAATCCTCCGTCAAGAGGAGTTGCAGCATTGATCTTTAAGGCCGTCGCCGCGTCGAGCCAGTCACTTGCGTCAGCCGCTGTGATGCTGGTTCCCCAAGAAGTTGTAGATCCAGAGAAGATGTCAGTGACGTTGGTAACGTTGCTGAACAACTCGGCTCGGATGATGCTGTCTAAGTGTAAAGCACTGTCGCGACCGATACGCAATGTGGCTTGCTCAATGTTGTTGAACAATGCGGTTGCATCTGCGATGTCAGAGATGCTGAGAACTTGACCATACTGCTCCAAGTCGACCTCAACTTTTTCGAGCTCCAGTGCCTTGGTCGTAGGTGTGCTTCCCTCAGTCAACTGAGTCACGTTTGATGAATCCCCTTCCAGATAACGGAAGAAGGTCATGTTGCGACCACCACCCTTGGCGGGTAGAGGTGACTTCATTGCGAACTGATCAAGAACAACTGTTTTTTCAATCGTGTCTAGTAGTTCACGAGAGAAGTAGTCTTGCATTGCTTGGCTGATGTCATTTGTTCCCCCACCAGCACTTGTGGACATTGTTGTGTCTGCCATAATATTTTACCTTGATGCAGAGCGTGTCATCTTCAGTATCGCTTCCCGTTGTTCATTGCGACTCATGTCTTCAAATCCCTTCGGGCCCGATCTGCGAGGGACATCGCTCGTGCCTAAATTTAATTTTCGTTTATAACTGTTTAACTCTTCAGTGAGTTTTCGATTCTGCTCTTTAACCGTTTCAAGTTTCTGCGAGTTGACGTAATACTCGGCAACCTCAACAGCATCTCGAAACCCAGTTGAGTAAGTCGACAAAGCGGGTTTGTTTTTGAGTAAATACTCAGTCGCTTTGTAAAGCTCGCTATCATGATCGTTAAGATCCGGCTTCGCTTTGACTATCTCGTTCACGGAGTCTGCCCATTCCTTCTTGAATCTATTTACCTCAAGCGTTTTGCTCGCGTTTTCTCGCTTCTCTCTTGCCTCCTTAGCCATTTTGATAGCCTCGTCTGCAAGCTCGGGTTCACCTTGGTCTCGGAATCTTTCAGCTACTGCCTCGTATACATCGGGCGTTGCTTCATCTCCTCCACTGGCGATCTGATCCGCAAGTTTTACGCGATCTTCTTCAAGTTGTTTTTGCGACAACTCAAAGTCTTCCTTCATCTTTTTGAGTTGCTCTTTTTCTTCGGATAGCTTTTGCCAAGTTTTTGCTTGGCGCGCTTCCGCTTTTCTGAGCTTCTCGTATTTTGATTCTGTTTTTGCATCGACTTCTGGTTCATTTGATTCAATCTCGGTTTGAGATTCATCCGTCTGAGTCTGTTCGTTTGCAGCGGGTGACTCTTCCACTGTAGTTGACTCTTCCTCTGGTTCAGCAGTGGGCGACTCTGCTTCATTTTCGCCCGAAATGAGACGCAGCATTGCGTCCCGATCCATCGTTTCAGTCATATTCGTTTTCGTTGTCAGCATCCGTCAGCAGTCCATTCGTGACCAACGTATCCAGAGCGGCAATACCGTCCCTAAAACCGGCGGAATATCCGACATTGTAAGAGGCTTTTTCAGCGCCTTGATCCACCGTTAGCATTGCTTGCTTGGTGATCCATACAAAAATTACCCTTTTAAGTTTCTGTCCCACTCGGCTGCTGAGGAACTGGTGCAACAGTTCCGCTTCCTCCCGAGTCCACTCCGGGCTGGATGCCCCCGGAACCATTCTGTTCAATCGGCGCATCGACCGGATTAACTTCATTAATCGCATTTGATACTTCTTGTATTTCTAGGGTGAGTTGTTGAGCAGCCTTGCCGTCTTGCTCGCGGAATTGATCCATGTGAGCGGTGATGTGCTCTTGGATGCGCTGCAATTCAATCGGATCTGTCTGAGCGTTTTGAGCACGTTTGAGCGCAAGATAATCAAGCATCGTTTTGACGTGGGTTGCGTGATCATCGCTCGGTTTTACTTGAGCCGGGAACCCGATCCTCATGACTGACAGCTCGACAGCTTGATCCTCCGCTTGATTGGCTACTTCGATACCGGGATCTGTGAGTAGTCGTTTAACAAGCCCACTGTCATCAGCCTCAAGAACAGAGCGTCGAAGCTCGACTTGATCGATGTGCGGATCGTTCGCAAACATCTGAAAACGTGCGACAGCTTTCTGAAAGTGAAACTGCTTGTTAACACCGTCAGCACTTCCGCTGGGAACGATGTCATACGCCTCATGGATTGCTGACTGAGGGATCTGCTCAAGTGTGTCGAGGTAATAGTAATTAAGACTGTTGCTGTCGAATTGAGTGAGCAGTGACCAACACTGACGGTAGAGATCTCCCAAAAATAAACGGAACGTCCGCATGCGTAGATCAGCCGATTGTGTAAATAAATTACCAATGGCTGAAATCTCTGTTGCTGTTCTCCTCTGATTATTATCGAGGGTCTGGGAGATCCCAAAGTCTGGTGTGCTAACACGTTGTTGCGCCATTTCCCGATGCATCATCATATGCTGATCAAATGATATCGGTGGAGTTGGCATTGGGATCGGCTGAATATCTTCCGGTAAAATTTGACCGGGCTGGAAACGTAGGTTTGCCGTGTTGGGGAGTGCACGAGTGGACCGGAAGAGTGGTCTGTTATAGAGACTCATCGTGTCATTCTTTTCATTAAGCAACTTGGAAAGCGATGCCTCAAAGACAGCCACAAGCTCAGTCACTCCACGAGGTGAATACCACCCAGCATCCTTGTGCTCATACTGACAACTGACGAACGGAGGCTTGCCGTGGTTGTAAGGAACCTCCATGGGAGGTCTCACATCAAATGTAAGATCACTCGGGCAGTAAGTGTAGATCGTCCACGTCTTGTCATCGTTCTGGACGTATGTTTCCCAGATGACAATGATGTTGCTGTCATCGTCAACGACACCTTCCCTCTGCTTTGCTATCTGATGACGGTTGTCGTCACCTCGGTCTTTCCCGTTCCCGCCGGTAACACGCTCAATGAATTTCTCGTCTTGTTTGAACCCAGCTTTCCTACGATATGAGTCCGGTGAATAATGCTGGATGTGCGTTACCCGATCAGCAGATTCAATGTCCTTGCAATAGCTCGGGACAATAAGATGCATTGGATCGACGTTCTCAAAGTTTAGTTGATTTTTGTCGAGGTCGTAAGTGGTCTTGAGGATTCCTCTGCCACTGAGCAGCATGGTGTCAATCGTCGAGATGATCTCGGTCTGTAGATTAGACCGTTGCTTTAAACGGTAATCCATCCACTGACTGGCAGCGGTGGTTAAGGCTGCTTGCTGCTGCTTGAGGGAAACAAAACTTGCGACCGTATCAAGCGCGAACAATTGCTGAACGTAATACGGTTTAAGGTTGGTGATAATTGTATCTGAAAGCGGGAAGTGAGCGTCAGATGCACCGGGCCATGGCTTAGTCTTTCGACGCAAACCGTGATGCCGCATTTCATAAAATTGACGCTGCCTCGTCTCCCATTGAGTTCGATCATTGAGATCG